AGCTCGCCGTCGCCCTGGTCCACTGGCGCGACCATTCACTGTACGGCGTCTGTTCACACGGAGGTATGTGAATGAGAATCAGGCTTGCGGTGTGGCTGCGTCGCCTCGCGAAGCGCGTCGACCCCGACGGGGAAGAGACGTGGTGGGTCGACCTCGGCCGGCCGTGCCCCGTCTGCCCCGACGGCCTCCCCGAAGATCAGGGGCGACACTTCCACTCGATCCTCGGCCGGCTCGGTCTGACCGTCCAAGTTCGGCCGACACCGTTCCCGGTCGGCCGAGCGCTCAACGTGGCGACGGGGCATCTGGTCGCCGGCGAGGCCCGCTACTACCGGTGCCCGCAATGCCACCACGCCGCGCTGTGGACCGACGGGATCCCCGAAGGCGAGAAAGACGGGCCGATGATCTGGTGCCAGACGTGCGGCCACGAGTTCCCACCAGCGATAGGACTGCCCGCATGAGTGACCCCGTCGCCGACCTCCGCGCCGCGTGCGAGAAACAACTCGACCCGGTCACGCTCGCCACGATCGAGAAACAGAACCTCGACCGCGACCACATCCTCGCGTTGCTCGTCCCGCAGGCGACGCTTGCGCCCGTGGTCGCGCTGCTGAAAGCCGCGGGTCGCGACCGGGTGACGCGCAAGGACGCGGTCGCTCACGCGATGGAAGACGCGACGTGACATCCGTCTCCACGTTCGACCGCGCGTGGTGGCAGATATCGCAGGAAGCCCGCGACCGCGTCACCGACTGGCTCGAGGCGCAAGGCGTCGACCCGCACTACGTGTACCGCGTCGACCGGATCAGCGACGCCGAGATCCTCCTGTACACGCTCGACCTGTCGCACGTCACGGACGCGGCCAGCATGAACCGCACCTACGACAAGCGCCGCGTGCGCGTCTCGTCGCCGCCGCCTCCGCCGCTCGGGTCACCGTGACTCCGATTCAGCAGAGGACTTCGGGAGGATCGCGCCCTATGACTCCATACAACCGGTGGGTCACTCACAAACGGGACCGGTGGGTCGCCGTCCGCGCATGGCTGCACCGGCTGTACTGCCGCCGCCCGTTCGTGCGTTACCGCGCCAGCCATTGCCGGCGGTGGTGGATGCACCTGTGAGCCGCAACCCGCCGCCGCCCGGGTTCCGCGACTTCATCTTCACCCGCGACCGCAACACCTGCCAATGGCGCGGCGGCGGACAGTGCCGCACCGGCCTCAAGCTCACGCTCTCACACCGGCTCGACCGGTCACGCGGCGGCGGCTGGTGGAGCTTCAACATCGAACTGCTCTGCGGGTCCGGCACCACCGGCCACCACGGCTGGCGCGAAGACCACCCGCAGGCGGCCCTCGAGCTCGGGCACACCATACCTGGCACGGTCCGCCGCGGCGTGTACTACGGCGACGACGACGCGTTCGCGTTGTTCGTCCGCTACATGGACGCGTCCGAGCCGGCCGACTGGGTGCACGCCCGATTCGACCTGCTGGCCGAGAGGCAAGGACTCGCGCACCCCCCGGTGTAGCCTGACCGGCATGACAGCCAACGACGCCCCGACCAACGGCGTGAGCCCCGACCTGCTCGCCGGCCGCCACCCGAGCACCGTCGCGATCTGCAGCCACTTCGGCTACGGCCACCTAGCCCACGAGTTGCAGCTCGTGTCGATGCCGTTCGCGCAGCTCGTCGAGAAGACCTTGCGGAACGTGCCCGACGACTCGGCCGAGCTGACCGCCGGGCTGCGGAAGATCCTCGAGGGCAAGGACTGCGTCGTCCGCGCCGCACTGGTCGCGCTCGAGCAGTAGATGGAAGCGCTCGCCTGGTACCTCGTCGTCGGCATGGTCGTCGCAGCCGCCGTCGGCGAGTTCCACGGTCAGCGCGCCGACCCGACCGTCGGCGTGGTCTCGTTCACCCTCGGGTTCGTGCTCCTCGCCGCGATGTGGCCGATCATCGTCGTCGCCGGCTTCGTCGTCGGCGTACGTAAGGCGCTGGACGAACGCCGATGACGGCGGTCACAGCGGCCGGCAAGGAATACGGAGCCGTCCACCGCTACGAACCGAAAGGCGCGTGCGCTCAACTGTTCCGCTGCCGCGACGACGAGGTCCTCATCTCCGGGCCCGCCGGCACCGGCAAGAGCCGAGCGTGCCTCGAGAAGCTCCACGCGATGGCGTTGCAGAACCCAGGGATGCGCGCGCTGATGGTCCGCAAGACCGCCGTGTCGCTGGCCGACGCGGCGTTGCAGACATTCCGGAAGTTCGTGATCCCCGAAGCGCTCACCGCCGGGCTGGTCGAGTGGTACGGCGGGTCCCGCCAGGAACCCGCGCAGTACCGCTACAGCAACGGGTCCGCGGTCATGGTCGGCGGGATGGACAACCCCATCAAGGTCATGTCCACCGAGTACGACGCGATCTACGTGCAGGAGCTCATCGAGCTCACCGTCGACGACTACGAGGCCTTGACCTCGCGGCTGCGTAACGGCGTCGTCAGCTTCCAACAGCTTCTCGCGGACACCAACCCCGACGCGCCGTTCCACTGGGTCAAGCAGCGCGTCGACCGGGGCGACATGACGATGCTCGAGTCCCGCCACGAGGACAACCCCGTGCTGTTCGCCGAGGACCCGGCGACGGGCAGGCGGACGATGACGGCGATAGGGAAGTCGTACATCGGGAAGCTCGACAGGCTGACCGGAACCCGCCACCGGCGGCTGCGGTTGGGCCTGTGGGTCGCGTCCGAGGGGATCATCTACGAGGAGTACGACCCGAACATCCACGTCATCGACAGCTTCCCGATCCCCGACGACTGGGCGCGGTGGTGGGCCGTCGACTTCGGCTACGTCAACCCGTTCGTGATGCAGTGCTGGGCTGAGGACGGCGACGGCCGCCTGTTCATGTACCGCGAGATCTACCACTCGCGGCGGCTGGTCGAGGACCACTGCAAACAGATGATGAAGATCGTCGCGCCCGGGTCGCGGTGGACCGAGGACGGCGACCTCATCGTCGGCCAGTGGATCGAACCGAAGCCGCGGCTCGTGATCTGCGACCACGACGCGGAGGGCCGCGCCACCCTCGAGCGGTACCTCGGCACCGGCTCGTACCCGGCTGACAAGAACGTCGCCGAGGGCATCCAGTACGTGCAGCAGCGGCTCAAGGTCGAGGGCCCGAACACGCCGAGGCTGTTCTTCCTCAAGGGCGCGACGATCGAACGCGACCCGGTGATGGAGGACCAGGGCCGCCCGACGGCGACGCAGGATGAGTTGCTGAGCTACATATGGGCGAAGCCGCCGAAGACGGTCGAGAAGCCACCGAAGGACGAGCCGGAGAAGGAGAACGATCACGGCGCGGACACGATGCGGTATGTGGTGATGGAGCGGTCGTATGGTGCGGTGCAGACGAGGATGGTGTGATGCGTGAACCGACTGTGCGTTCTGACCACGGCGCGATCCGCGCCACACGCGACCGCGACCGCCGGCGGGAGCGTGACCGCACGCGAGATCGCACCCGCGGGCGGGACGCCCGCGACCGGCTGAACGTGGCCGACGACCTGGAGGACGACGACGATGAGCGGTGAGCCGACACTGCAATCTCTCCACGGCGCGATCCGCGCGATCCCGCCGCCGCGGCCCGACCGGGTCGTGCGAGCAGCGTTCCACTCTTACACCGACGTGGGTCGCGTCGCCTACCCCGCCGAGCCCCCCAACCCAGCGCTGGACGGGAGCCTGCTGCTCACCGGCATCCCGATCGTGATCGACGAAGACGTGCCCGAGCGCGTGTGCCGCATGCACCGCGCGGACGGCACGACCACGGACGTGCCGCTGTGACCATGACCGCGCTGCGCTGTACCTGCCCCTGCCATCTCACGCCGGGCTCGTCGCACGTCGGCCCATGCCGCTGTGTCGTACGCAGCCGCCTGGACGTCCTCTACGACCCGTCGGTCGAGCAGCCACGCCCCACGCCGAGGGACAACGTCACGGACATACAGGGCCTCGTGATGGCCGACATCGCCGCGCGGCGGGAGGTCGGGATCCAGCGGTACGGGACCCCGCTGCAGCCGCACAACGGCCGCGACGCGCTCAGAGATCTCTACGACGAACTGCTCGACGCGGCGTGCTATGCGCGGCAACTTATCGAGGAGCGCGACCATGACATCAATTGATCGGCCATTGACCGCCGTCCGCAGTGGGCCGTCCCGCGAGCCGGTCACCGTGCTCGACGCGATCCTCTTCGCGCTCGCGCCGCTGGTGCAGTACGTCCTGCCCGTCGGCGGCCTCGCGGTCGTCGTCGTAGGCGTCGCGATGATCCATCCGGCCGCAGCGGTCATCGTCGCCGGCCTCGCGATGCTCGTCCTCGACTGGCAGATCAAGCACTCGGGAGACTGATGCTGCACTGGCGGCGGTGGGGAGCCGTCTACATCCTCGCGGTCTTGACCGTCGGGTTCCTCAGCGGCCAGTGGCACACGATGGCCGCAGCCGCCGCGGAGGCCGGCGGCGAGCTGACAGCCGCAGGGTTCTGGTCGACGGTGTTCGAGAACTGGCAGTCCGAGACCGGGCAGCTCATCGTCCAGGCGGTGCTGCTGTTGGCGCTCAAGCATCGGCTTTTCCAGGCTGACGCCGAGGACCTGGAGCGCCTCGAGTACAAGATCGACCAGGCCCTTGGCTTGCTCCGCGAACGGCGTGTAAGCTGACCGGGCCGTGCGACTGGTGCGCTGGCCGGGCGCTGCGTCCCCTGCGGAGGGCGACGCAGCGCCCGGCCAGCAAACTCCCCCCTTGCGCCCACACTCGACCACATGTAGGCTTCGTGGTGCGATGTGACGGTCGGACGCCGTGACTCGCTCCTTGCGAAGTGAGCGATGAACGCCTCGTCTTACGGCGGGGCGTTCGTCGTCTCCGCTACTCTGCGCGTCATGCGATCACTCCTCGGCCTCGTGAGAAACCGGGCACCCGTGCCCTACGTCGGCCGATACAGCGACGTCTCCATGCCCCGCAAGCTCGAGGCCGGCGTTCAGACGCAGATGGACGCGATGTCGTCGGTCGGCACGCTGTTCGCGATCGTCGACCGCACAAGCGAGTCGGTCGCGCAGACCATCTGGCATCTGTGCCGCAAGGCCGAGGAGACCACCACCCGCAGCGACGAGCGGGAACCCGAGTACGTGCTGCGCCACGCGGCGCTGTCGGTGTGGGACCAGGCGAACCCGTTCATGTCGGGCGAGGAGCTCCGCCACATCTGCCAACAGTGGTTCGAGCTGTGCGGCGAGTTCATCATCGTGCCCAGCTACGGGCCGAACGGGCCGACGAAGGCCAGCAAGAAGCTCGGGCCGATCGAGCTGTGGCCGGTGTCGCCCACGCGGATGTATCCGATCCCGCATCGCACGAAGTTCATCGCCGGCTGGATCTACGAGAGCCCCGACGGCGAGAAGGTCCCCCTCGAGAACGACCAGGTCATCCAGGTCAAGCGGCCGAACCCGAGCGATGTCTTCCGCGGGCTGTCGCCTGTCATCACGCTGCTCACGGACATCGGCGCGACGAAGGCGGCGGCCGAGTGGTCCCGGAACTTCTTCGTGAACTCGGCGTTGCCCGGCGGGATCATCGAGTTCGAGCGGCGGCTCGGCGACACCGAGTGGGAGGAGTTCACGACCCGCTGGCGTGACCAGCACAAGGGCGTTCACAACGCTCACAGGGTTGCGACGATCGAGGGTGGCGGCAAGTGGGTGGGCCGCGCCTTCTCGATGCGGGACATGCAGTTCACGGAGCTGCGCAACGTCCCGCGCGAGTTGATCCGCGAGGCGTTCGCGTTCCCCAAGCCGATGCTCGGCACGGTCGAGGAGGTCAACCGCGCGAACGCCGAAGCCGGCGAGCACATGTTCACGAAGTGGATCGTCGACCCGCGGTTGCAGCGCTGGCGCGGCGTCGCGAACAAGCGGCTGCTGCCGCTGTACGGCGACCCGGGCAAGAACGTGACGTTCGACTACGAGTCCCCCACGATCGTCGACGCTGACGCCGAGGACCGCGAGCGCGCGTCCAAGGCCACGGCCGCCGCCGCGTACAGGGCGGCCGGGTGGCATCCCGACGACATCCTCACGACCCTGGACCTGCCGCCGATGCGGTACATCGGTCCGCCGAAGCCGCAGGACGGCAACGCCGACCCCGACGCGGGGCAGCGTGAGGGCGAGCAGCCGGGCACGCCTCGGTCGAATGGTCACAATGACCGGGTGCCGGCGGTCGCGAAGTACCCGCCCATCAGCGTGTGACGCGGCTCTTGTGACCTTGTGAGCCGCCGGCGCGTCTATAGTGCGCGCCAGAAGCACCGGGGAAAATTAGGGGAACGGGTGACGCGAGACGAGCTTCGCGCGCTGCTTGAGCAAGCACGCGCCTTGCAGCCGACCAACCGCGCGCCGCGCGACACGTCCCGGAACTGGTGTCGCATCAGCAACAAGGGCGACGAGGCCGACGTCTACATCTACGACGAGATCGGCTTTTGGGGCACGCGCGCGTCGGACTTTGCCGACGAGCTCGCCGAGGTCACGGCCAGTGTGATCAACCTGCACATCAACTCGCCGGGCGGGTCGGTGTTCGACGGCCTCGCGATCTACAACGCGCTCAAGGACCACACGGCCGAGGTCCGCGTCACGGTCGACGCGCTCGCCGCGTCGGCGGCCAGCTTCATCGCGCAGTCTGGCGACAACATCCGCATGGGCCGGCAGGCCATGATGATGATCCACGACGCGTCGGGGTTCACGGTCGGCAACGCCAAGGACCACCGCGAGATGGCGAACCTGCTCGATAAATTGAGCGACGCGATCGCGGAGATCTACGCGGACCGCACGGGCTTCCCGACGGCGCACTGGCGTAACGCGATGCTCGTCGAGACGTGGTACTCCGCGCAGGAGGCCGTCGACGCGATGCTCGCCGACGAGACCACGAAGGGCTCCAAGGACGAGGACGAGCAGGACAAGCTCGAGAACGCCGCGCGCGCGGCGGTCGCGGACTTTGACCTGTCGGTGTTCGTGTACCCGGGCCGGGAGGCCGCGCCCGAGCCGCCCAAGGCCAAGGCGGAAACCGATCCCGTAAGTACGGAAACGGGAACCACGGATCCCACGGATCCCACAGATGACATGGATCCCACGGATCCCACGGAATCCAGTGACCCCAAGCCACTCGACTTCGCCACGTGGATCCGCGAGGCAGCCGAGGAAGCGGTCGCGCCACCACCGTTCCAGCTGACAGCCGACTCGTTCCGCGAAGCGACGAAGTGGGCCAACGACCACGCGCCTGCAGTGACCGTCCCCAAGCGCCCGGTCACGCCCGGTACCACCGACGTAGCAGATGCCGACAATCAGACCGATCCGTCGGATAGCATTCCGCCCGACAACGGCGAGGTCCGGTTCAGTGACCGGGTCCGCGCCGTCGTCGAGCATCGCGCGAAGAACGCTCCAGCCGTAGACGTCCCGGCTTCCCCAAGAGACCCAGAGTCAGACCCAGCTCCGCTGGACATGCAGCGGATCATCTTGGAGGAAGCCATACGATGAACACGCTCCGTCCTCGCAACCGCGTGTCACCTGGCCTGCAGGCCCACCTCGCGGAGCTCGGCGTCACTGACCTTTCGCGCATCGGCCGGCCGGTCAACAACGGCCGTGGTGCGGCTGTCGACGTTGAGGATCTCACGATCCCCGACGACCCGACGCAGCTCGAGGAGATGCTCAACGACGCGGAGCAGCGCGCCAAGATCTTCTCCTCGTCGGCGACTGCGGACGAGTTCATCCGCAAGTACGTCAACAAGGTCATGAACGCGCAGCAAACGATCGCCGAGCAGGTCTCGGAGTACACGCAGGCGGCGCTCGCCGACTGGATGCGGGAGAATCAGGCGGAGAACATCCAGCGTCTCCCGCTGGCCGAGCAGAACCGCCGGATCGGCACGAACAACCTGCCCGACAAGGTGTCGGTCTACAACCCGCGGGCGATGGGCGCGTCGATCGACGACCTGTTCGCCTCGTCTGGCGAGTTTTTCCAGACGATCTGGCACCAGAAGGAGCGGAACGCCAAGGACCAGTCGCGGATCGCGAAGCTCCGCAACGCCTTCTCGAGCACGGTCCCCAGCGAGGGCGGGTTCCTGATCCCCGAGCAGCTCCGCGCCGAGCTGCTCCGCGTGTCGCTCGAGACCAGCATCGTCCGCCCGCGCGCGCGCGTGGTGCCGATGGAGACACTGCGGGTGCCGTTCCCCGCGATCGACGCGACCAGCAACGTGTCCTCGGTGTACGGCGGCATCATCGCCTACTGGACCGAAGAGGGCGCGGCGATGACGCAGTCGGCGGCGTCATTCGCGCGGATCGTGCTTGAGGCGAAGAAGCTCACGGCCTACACCGAGGTCCCCAACGAGCTCGTCGCCGACTCGCTGATCTCGTTCGAGATGTTCCTCAACGAGATCTTCCCCGAGGCGCTCGGCTTCTACGAGGACGACGCCTTCATCAACGGGTCCGGCGTGGGCGAGCCGCTCGGGTTCCTGAACGCGGCGAGCAAGATCCTCTTCAACCGCGGCACCAACAACGAGATCCTCTACGCCGACGTCGTGGGCATGTACGCGCGGATGTTGCCCTCGAGCCTGAACCGTGCGGTGTGGATCGCGTCGCCTGCGACGTTCCCGGAGCTCGCCACGATGGAGCTGTCGACCGGCTCGGGTGCGCTGTGGATCGGCGGCGGGTCGTTCCCGTCGGCGGCCTCCTCGCCTCCGATGACGCTGCTCGGCCGCCCGCTGATCATCAGCGAGAAGGTCCCGACGCTGGGCTCGGCCGGAGACCTGAACCTCGTCGACTTCGGGTTCTACCTGATCGGCGACCGTCAGGTGATGTCGGCCCGGTCGAGTGAGCACTACAAGTTCCAAAACGACGTGACCGCCTACCGGATCATCTCACGGGTCGACGGCCGCCCGTGGCTGCAGTCGGCGATCACACCGAAGAACAACGGCGCGACGCTCTCGCCGTTCGTGTCGC